CCAGACTTCAATAACTCTACCGACTTAAGAATAGCTTTCTTGATCTCTTGATTCTTACAAAAGTCAAGTGCCTGTTCTTTGATAAATGTTAGATCGGGAGACTCGGTATACTTCCAAGCATCCTTAAGATGATTGACCACTTGCGTTTTAAGTACATCATGATCTACATCCTCCAACTTTACTTTTAATACTTCTAGAGTAGGAGATGATTTATACTCCTTGTTATACTCTAGGATAGTATCTATCAGCCATTGATTAGCTTCACTTTCAAAATACTTAGGAGATAGTATGTCCGATATCTGCTGCAAAAACATTTTATCAACAAGCAAAGATGTTATAACCTTTACCTGAAAATTGTAGCCGTACGAACTTAACCTATCTGTCATATCATAATTATAAGGACATTATTTCAAATGTCAAAGTGATGCGTAAGCATTTAATGAGTTGAATGATGAACTCAACCAACTATCCAAATCTTTGATAACAGTATACATCTTATCACGCATGAACATCTTTTTAAACTCTAACACGTCCATTCGATTGATATCACGTTGAACTTGATCTAGTGCTAACAGTTTAGCATTACCTGATATATCAACTTCTTTGAGTTGCATTAGCGCATAGTTACGTTCTAGTATCACTCTGCCATCTGCTACTCGTTCATGTACTTTATACTGCTTCTCTACAGTCTCTGCATGTTCAACCAATTCGTCTATTGATACTTCCCTATCTTCAGTGAACATAGGAAAATGCTTAATTAAACTTTTAGCTCCCACGCCATTCAATCCTGGTATGTTATCTGACTTATCTCCGATGAATGCACGATACATGAGATAATTTTTAGGACTAAAACCAAATTCTTCTTTCATCAATTCGGGCGTGTACATTTTCTTTTTGATAGGACTCCAAACTGAAATACGATTGTTTACTAGTTGTAGGAAGTCTCTATCCGTCGAACAAATTGTTACACGTTCATTATCCTTTGTATAGATCTCATTTGAGATATATGCAATAATGTCATCAGCCTCTACCTGATCAATTGCTAAGACAGTAATGGGGAGGCACTGTAAGTATTGAATCATTCTTCCATATTGTCGTTTCATCGACTCTTGCTCATCTTGTAATGATGCAAACTCTTTGTAACGATTGAAAGATGTCTTGTTAGCTCGATTCGCTTTATACTCTGGAAACAATTTCTTACGACGTACCGAACCCCCTTTACCATCAAACACAATCACACAACGCGTAGGTTTAACTTGTCTGACGACGGCGGCAACGGACCTAAGAAAGCCCGTTACCCCGCCAATATGATCACCGTCGTCATTTAGGGCAGGGACTGCTGAGAAAACTCGTATAAAGGTATTCAAACCGTCTATAACGAGTAGATGGCTGTTTTTACTCGAACCCTGACCTTGTTGATGTTCCTGTTCAACTTCGCGCAATATGTCTAGATATCTTGACTTCATCCCTCTTCTGAAACAAATTCTTCGTCAATCTCGACATCATCAATTCCAATATCCTCGCCTGGCTTATATTGAAGAATATATGAATCGCAAATCTTCTGATAAATCTCTTGCTCCAATGCAGGATCTTCCTCAAGTTTCTTTTGGAAGTCTTTACTCTGGAACTTAACATCTTTACCATTAGCAGCTGTATATGTATACCATGCACCTGCCTGAGATACGATCTTATAATTCTTCATAATGTTGAGCCATCCACCGTAATCATCGATACCAGATTCAAAATAGATATCATAATCGATTGTCTTCAATGGGGGACCCATTCTATTTTTAACCACTTGAGCACGAGTCTTGATGCCAATGACTTGGTCAACGCCATCCTTCTTCATTTTAATTTGCCCAACTGATTTTAAACGTAACCGAACCGAAGCATGGAATGGAATTGCTTTACCGCCTGAAGTTGTATACGGATCACCAAATGCCACACCCAATCTTGTTCTTAATTGATTTGTAAATAACAAACAAATTCTTTCTCGTCCAATCATATTAGTAAGCTTACGCATACCTTTCGAAAGAATAATAGCTTTGGAAGTTGCATATCCATCCTTATCAAATTCCTTTGCCATTTCAATCTTAGTAGATGCACCCATCACTGAGTCTACTACAATCGTGACCAAACGATCTTTGTTTGATTTACGTACTGATTCTGTAATGCTCTCGATAGCCTCGAAAATGTCCTCAACCGTTTCAAGCGGAATATAAAGCATCTTCTGCAAATCAAGACCAATAGCTTCTAGGAAATCTCTACTAACAGCATTCTCTGTATCAATATACACTGCCAAGCCTCCTTGTTGCTGTGTATTTGCAAGAGCATGTGCTGCCAATAAGGACTTACCAGATGCTTCCAATCCTGTAATCTCTGTTATACGTCCTACAGGAAGTCCTCCATCGGGTCGATTAGAAATTGCTAGGTCAAGCATCGATGAACCAGTCTTCACCCAGCCTCGAACATCAGATGGAGATATAGTTTCTCCTTCAAGGAAAAATGCAGTCTTGTAACCGGTGTTCTTAAATTTCTTGTTGATATCATCTGCTAACGATGATGCTAACTCATCGGAGAGTTCGCTTTTAGACTTAGCCATTTGTAACCTTTTTTATTAGTCGTTAAACAATTCGTCAAACGCTGCACCTACATCATCAACTGTATTTGCAACGGGTGCTGCTGTTTCCTGCTTAGGAGCTGCCGGCGTCGATGATGCCGTAGTCTCTTCTTCGCTAGGATTCAACCAATTCTCCAATGCCTCTTTCAAGTCATCATATGAAGGCTCCTTGAAGATAACCTTAAGATCTGGTTGATTATTAGCAACGCGGTCTGCAATGTTCTTATCCTCGGTCAGAGGAGTTGTATTAGGCTTAACGCGAATTGCAGTCTTTGGATATGAACCAGCACCTTCACTTGGCGTGAATTCAACAACAATATCACGTCCATTCATTGGATCTGTAATATCACCGTAATCAGGATCAGCAATGAAACCGAGCAATTCAGTATAGACCGTCTTACCAAATCCCCAAAACTTTACGCCTTCAGATTCTTGTCCTCTTACGATAACGGGCACATAGCAACGCATCTTAGGCTCAAGCTTCTTACCGAGTTTCCATTCATCAGAGTTACCGGATGACTTAAGCTTCTCTGCAAATTCTACTACAGGGTCAGCCTTGCCATAAGTAACCGGCGACAAGTAATTCTTCTTGCCAAGGTCATAATGGAAATAAAGTTCTTGAAATGGATTTGCACGATCGAACTGATAAGGAACGATTCTAATAATTTGCTTGCCAGGCTCTGGCTTCCAAAGATTGTTTTGACGAGTCGTAGTCGTCTGTAACTTGTTAAGTTTTGCTTTAATAGCATCTAAATCAATTGCCATTGTTTACTCCTATTTTGTAATGGTTAATAATTAATTCTTAATATAAGTATGATCTCTCTTACGTCAAAGAGAAATGTTAAAAAAGTTGTCAATTGTTATTTGTTAGTTCGAAATGAAGATAATTATCAACGTTCCATTTCCTGTTGATATGTGATTGCCCATCCGACAGCTCTACCAACCTTTCTAAGATCAGTCGGGTTGTTTGATAATGTTTTCAGGTAATCCATCATATCTTTATAGGCCGAGTTCCTTATAACGTCATTAGTATCGACCCATTCGATGCCTGCACGATAAAGT